CAGTTCACGAAACGACGGCGCGGTGGCGTCAGATAATCAGGGAAGCGACGGAACCGGCCGGCCAGCTCGGGCACGACATCGCCCAGCTTGGGCTGATTGGCCTTTGCTGAAGTTGTTTCGAGCCGCTGTCCTTGCTCTGGAGAACCGTAACTCTGGCTGCCACTCTTTGGCATCAACCAGCCGAACGCAAAGTTAAAGACGCTCCCTAGAAGCTTTCCTAAGCCTGAGAAAACGCCACCGTACTGAATCGCCGTCATCACCACATCGTCGTCAGCGGCAAGATGAAAGTCAGCCCACTCAAGGATCGGTAGTGGTTTCCCATTGACCTTCACACACGACCGAGGTAGTTCTGCCAACGTGTACGTCAACCCTCTTGACGCAAAAAAACCGGCTAAGGTGCCGGTCCATTCGTACGTCTCGCAAGGCTGCTCACACGTCCCGCTGAGATAGAATCTGATCGTCATAAAAAACAACCCGCGTGTAGCGAGCCTCAAAAGCGTTAATCTTGGTGAGCGTGGGGCCCGTAGCGACATCAGTCTCCAGCACCCAGAGTCTGCCGTCTGCTTCTACGACAAGCCCAACATGGACACAGAGCCGAGCGCGCCAGCCGGTGGCAATGACGCCAGACCTGGGCTGCACTTCTTTGAACCCGCCCTGCTCCCGCACTTTGCTGGCCGCCGTGGTCAGGCCTGCTTTATCATCCGGGTCCGTCTCCGAGTAGCTGGGCAGCATGGGCCTGCCGAACAGAGACACCCGCGCCAACCGTACTAGGCCCCAGCAGTCCAACTCCGGCATCGCCCGACCAAAAGGCACATACCGCGTGCACAGAAAGTCATTGATCGTCATAGATACTGAATCCCCGGTGCCGTCTCTGCCGTATAACGCTCTCGCGGCCAAGCGGTATTGAGCAAGTCGTAATAGCTGGCTTCGGCTACAAACGCACCATTCTCAAACCCACCACTTAGCACAGTCATGGCGTAAGGTCGCTCTGCCGGAGCCGCAATATCGCTAGCCAAGTACGTCCGACTTGTCAGTGTCACCATTTGCCCGGATTCGAGCATGGCATCCACAATAGGCCGAATGCGGTCATTGGCACCGGCAATACCAAACCGCAAAGTCTGCTGACCAGAGGCGTTACGCGAAGGCAGCGACAACTCTACGGCTGCCGCCTCAAACAACACAAGCTGGCCGTCCACTCCGAGCATTCGATCTTCATAGCCCTGAACGATCCGAACTGGCGTAACACCAGGCGCGGAAACCTCAAGCGTATAAAGCAGCATCGAATCGGTCGGAGCGCTTGCATACACAATCTCTAAAACACTCATGCTTCTGGCCACTCCCGGTTAAGTGCAATATCGATAATGCTCGCCCCTAGCACGAACTCGGGGAATTCGCCCCAGCCGACGGGCATAAGCGGACGCTCCCAAATTTCCAGAGTCGCGCTGACCCGCCACGCACGCATTCCGATCGGGTCAGGCCCGGTATACATCGAGACGAAACGGCATACATACTGGCCTTCACCGATAGGCGTTTTGAGTGGCGAGTTAAACCACTCAGCCCCATCTTGAATCGCATCACGGAACCATGCCTCAAACAACGCAGCCTGGTTATCGCTTCTGAAGATCCAGTTCACATTAACGGTGGAAGGGACCGAGCTAAACCGTCTACGTTGACGAGCTCGACCATCCTCCATCTGCGTTCGTTGAAAAGGCTGGGTGTGCCTGATTCCGTATCCGTCACGAACGGGCATAGGCAAGCCCACAGGGTAATTAATCTCTGTGTGAATCATCGTCCAAACCTTGTCACGTTATACGTCCCCTCGATCACACCAGCAGCTTCTGTACCAGAACGCACACTATTCACGAAAACGCTGAGAATGTAGCGTTCGTCTCTGAACTGGGACTCTACTTCGCCTGCCCGTTCGGGGTTTTCGTAGATATTCACGATCGGGGCCTTTCCTTGATCTTCACCCCCTTGCCCTTTGCTGGCATCAATACGGGATAACGTGGCATCCAATTTGGCACTGGTTTTTGACGTAACAACACGCTCGCCCTTTTCCAGCAGCCATGTCCCGGTCTGAGGGACAGAATCAATACCATCGTGGGCCATACCAGCCATAGCAGTCAGGCTGACAGCCGTTGCCAGCGGGGTAGCAACAGCCAATGCAGCCCCCATCGCAGCAGGTGCCGCAGCAGGGCCAACTACTGGAATCGCTGCAGTGCTAGCAAATGCAGCCAAGCCAGCCTGCAACGCCGTTGCGTGTGCATTGGCCGATAGCGCGAGTGCTCCTGATGCCTGGGTGCTCTTACCTACGAATAACTGAACAGCCTGGTAAGCCAGCCATTGAGCGGCCATCTGCCCCAGCGCATTGACTACAGAACGCAGCATGCCCTGTCCAAGTTTCTGCATCGCTTCGCCCAGATTTTCAGAATCGAAAACCATTGCTTCAACGGCACTGCCAAACCGGGTGCTCATGTTGTCGATCGTCGATCCAGCAAGCTCGTCAAAAGAAGATAGGCTTTTCTCGGCAGCAGCAAGATACCGAGACCAGTAATCGTCACCAGCCCCCAACAACGCTTCGTTGGTTTCTTCTTCCAACCGACGTAACAGCTCCGCCTTCTCCTCGGCTGTTTTAAGTGTGGTGCTAAGAATGAGCTCCTTGCGTCTTTCGTAAGACTCGCGGATCTGCTCTTCTTCAGTTTGAAGGCCCTCGATAACACCTTTGGCCTCGGCATTTACCCTTTCCTGCTCTTGGAATGCCTTAGTGGCCTCAAGCGCAGCACTGGCTAATTGCAACTGTGTTCCAGATGCGCCCCTGGCCTCCAGGTCATACAGCTTAATAGCCTCAGTCGTCCAGCCAAGCTGCTCAGATTGCCGCACTAAAGCATCGACACTATCCTGCACCGCCTTGGCCTCTGCCTGGGCTCGCTCAATCGCAGCCTTAGCCGCCGATGCTGCGGCGTTCGCAGCACTTTTCGCAGCAGCTTCACGTTCCTTTTGGGCCTTGCTCTGGGCTTGGAGAGCTTCATCTGTTTTATAGAGAGCTATCAGCTTCTCAGCCTCCCCCTCCTTCAATCCTTCGACCAAACCAGCCTCAACACGAGCCGCAAAACGCGCAGACTCAGTCTCCTTACCATGTAGCAAAATTCGCTCATTGATTTTTGCTGCCAAGTCCTCGTAAGTCTTGGAGGCCGCATCACCTACACGAGAAACATCCGTGGACGCAATAATTCCATTTAACAGCTCAATTTTCTTGCCGAGGCTTGCCACCGCCTGCTCAGCCGTATCCAATGCCCCTTTGGCAATGATTAAGGACTCGTTCCATTCTCGCGCCCTCTTGTCGTCTGGATAGTTCCTCAAAAGTCCCGTGTAATGCTGGACTGCAGTGCCAGCGTCAATGGCTTTGAGCTTTGCCTGGACGAGCTCCTCATTGATTTTCAGCAATGCTGCAGCTGCTTGGTTCTTTGTAAATCCATCGAACGATTGATTAAGGACATCTACCGAACTGCTCAGCTTGCTCGTTTCCTCATTTGAATCGCCTGCTGAAATCGCAAAGTACGCCAATGCAGAAGCAGCCAGGATTGCCAACCCAACAGGGCCACCCAACAATGCCATCGCGCCAGAGGCCGCCCGAGCAGCAACAGTCAACGTGCCAAGACCAGTTGCAGCGGTTGTCGAGGCCCCGGCCATTCGCGCCAATGCAGCCTGGTACTTAATGGCCTCTACAGTTCCTAACGCCATACTCGCTGTTGTTTTACCTACAGACACAACAAGACGCGTCGCAAGTACGGCGGCAACCAGTTTTACGCCATCTGCCACTAGCCCCCAGGGAATGGCTGTTAAAGCCTTAACCAAAATGGATACGCCGCTTGTGATGCCCGAAACCAGCGCCCCAAACGCAGCGGCCGCTTCAGGGCTTGAGAGTGAATTATTGAACTCTTCAACAGCCAATCTGGCGCTCTCAAGGCTACCTTCTTGTCCTGTCGCCAAGCCACCAATCGTATTTCGTACTGCTTCTATTGCCCCCCCAAAGGTCTCTCTCGCTGCCAGCGCTGCGCCGCCATATGACTCTTCTAGCGCGTCCAGAATAATGCCTTGGGCCTCAGCGGTCTTTCCTGTTGCCTCCAGCTGAACCATGAGCTTTTTTTGCTCATCGCTAAATCTAAAGCCCTGCCTGCTCAGTGCCGCCATGCCTGCCGAGGGAACATCCAAGGCTCGGCCGATCGTCTCTGTTGCCGACTGAATGGACATGCCTGTTCGAGCAGCCATATCAGCAGCGGCTTGCTGAGCACGAACAAACTCTCCACCAATCACTCCAGTGAATGCCACCAAAGCCGTTTGTGCCTGGTTGATATCGCCGGTGCTAAAGAGGCTCTTATCAACTAGCGCCACAGCCATGTCGTTCATCTCGTCACGGGTGAACCCCGCAGCCTCGCCCGTGGACTTTAACGCGGCGGCAAGCTGAGCCTGCTCCTGCTCCATCTGCTTGGTGTTATCAATGACAGCAGAAAACACCCCCGCGACAGACAGACCACCAAACGCCGCCGCTGCTGCCACGCCAATCGTTTTAAGCGCAGCCTTTGTTTTTGCTGCTGCCCGCTCTGCATCATCAGCGATTTTTTTACTGGCGCGAGACGACGCCCGCTCCGCTTTCGTCATCCCAGCTTCAAAGCCGCCGATTTTCGCTATCAAATCAAGCGTCAGCGTGCCAAGACTTCGTGATGCCATTCCGATCACCCATAAAAAAACCCCGTCAAAGGACAGGGTCTAAAACCTACTTAAATTCAATGAAAACTCTTTATTGCCGGGCTTTGAACTTCCTCACTTCGAGTTCACAAACTTTTCTACTGGAAGAGCTAATGCCAACAATAAAATAAATATGCTTTCCATCATCCCTAAAAAATCGCATTCCCATAAAAGGCGTATAACCCTCATAAGCACCATAAGAATTTTTAGAGTTTACGTTTCCGCAAAAGGTGCTTGTTGACTCTTCTCCAGGAATCATAATCACATCCGCGAAACGGGCGCTGCTGGCATCTTTAAGCTCTTTCTCCATGGCTACCCGAATACCCGCAATATCTGCCTCACTAGCTGGTGTAATGTCAGTTTGAGCAGAAACGGAGCCCGTCACCACTGTGAATCCAATGGCCAAACCCAGACCTCTCCAAAGCTTATGCATACCTCTTCTCCATCAAATAGTGCAGAGATATTACATTAAGCCCATTCCTTCATTGCCTGCTCCAGCGTTATTCCACGATCGTCGTCACGCGGCGCATCATGATGCGGCGTAAAGTCATACACCGTATTACCACCGTGCTTGCTATTGTTATTCGAATAAAGGGCAGCAAGTAATGCAACCCCGAACTCAACACGTGTACCCGTGTTTAAGCTGCCACGCTTATTACGATACTGACACCAGGTCAAAAACTCTCTATAGCAAAGCCGTTGTTTAGCCTCAGCAATGGTGCGGCCTCCAATGCCATTCATTACAAGCTCGCACCATATTTCATCTTCGAGATCTAGCTCTTCGACTTTCCCAGGCCGTTAACCTCGCCAATCACGGCCAGGAGCGCAACAGTTAAATTCCCGTCCAACGCTCCGCGCTCTGAATCAGCTTCGCCAGTAATGTCCTTCACCGTAAATACAGGCTTGCCGTCTGCATCGCAAATGCTCGCGGCAATACGCCCTGCCACACCATCTCCTTCCCCACTCATGGCCCTGAGGTCTGAAACGGCGGTACTGTATGACAGCGGGCGCACAAAGACAGTGGCGGCATACTCCGTATCGTCCTTCTTCCATTTCACCTCACGCTCCACCGGCGCACCGGTGAATGCACCCATTTCTTTTAAGCTATCGATCGACAATTGCATGATTAAGGTTCCTTGCGAATCCAGGCGGAGCCGCCCGAGCGTTGAATCGTGGCCGCAGTCGTCACCACGGTATTTGCAGCAAAGTCAAAGGGAAAATCGGAAACATAGCCACGAAACAGAAACCACGTTCGGGTTGCTGGCAGCTCGAAATCATCACCCGCTGTATTCAGCGTCGGGGCAATATTCTTACCATCAGACCAGCCCACGGCCCAGGCCAAATTTTCGATATCGTCATCTTCTGACAGTTGATGCAAGCGAATATGCGACTCGTTGCGTGGATCAGCATTCAACGTCAGCGGTGCTTGACCAGGCGTACGCAAGCCTCGCAAATAGCTGCGCACGGTATCGGACAAACAAGTGTCCTCGATCTGGTCAGCTGGGTTGCCACCTGGGGTGAATGCAGTGGCGCACTCAATCTCCAGAACCTCGAAAACGGACGGGTCAGCCACCGTTGGGGCCAACACATAAATCTGTGTGCCTTGAGTCAAAATCGACATGGCAATTTCCTTTGGATATAAAAAAACCGCTCATTGGCGGATGGATTATTACGGTCTAGCCCTTAGAGGCCGGAAATGTTTTCAAGTGTTTAGGGCATTCCAAGCAACCCTTTTGCATGCTTTTCACTTAAATACTCGTGTAACGCCATTTCTACACTAGGCGGCATTACCACCCCACTGACTTCAAGACTTGCTCCCGTCAAATCTAAGGCATCTAACGTTGGTGCAACGAATGTGACGACCACCTTAGGTAGCTCCCCAGCAGCTAGATTTGCCTGCACACTAGATACCGTTCTCGTCAGATCCACGCCGTCAACCTCTATGGCGCCTCTGCCTTCCGCAGTGCCTGTCACTTTTACGATTGCGCGAACCATGTCGCACCTCCCTTTACTAAGAATGAAGAATTCAGCGCGTCACTATCCAGTCGCAATCAAAACCGACACGATATGATCTGGTATCAGGGTCGCGGCTTTCGCCACGCCAGGACGTGATGTAGCAATCAAGCTCGATCGCATCGCGTAACGCCTGCTGGACTGCCCTGGCTGAAGCTGCCGTACTGGCATACACATCAACCTGAAGCGTCACGCCATCCGCATCAGGCCGACCAGCCAAGAAATTCTCGGGAGTTCCTGTCGCCACTTGAAATACCGCATACGGGTAGACAACAGGATGTTTCCCATCATCATTCCAACCCCATGGGTATAGCCTTGGCTCAGGCCCGCCGAGCAACAGGAGTACCTGTGCAGAGCGTTTCGCTACTAGATATATAGGAGCGTTCATTTCTCTAACGCCTTGGTGATTTGCCTGTCTAACTCCTGCACAAAGCTAGACGCTGCCTGCTCTGTGTTGTTTGCCAATGCCGGACGCAGAAACGGTTGGGCCTTAGCCAGCTCCGTCCCCTCCTCCACCAAGTGCCAATGCGGTGTATTGCCTTTCACACCTTCGTCTGGATTACCTTTCGGAATGCGGCCCTTCTGGGTGGCCACACCCACACTAACCTTGACATCACCCGTTTGCCGGTTATACCGGCCGCGAGTTCGGGTCACGATATTGTCAGCAATACGGCGACCCGTTTCGGGGTCATCCACCCGCAAGGCATTTTGCTTGGCTGCATCTCGGACTAGGCGAGCGGCTTTACCTAAAGCCGCCTTGATGCCCTTCTTTTGAAGATCAGAAGTAAGACCCTTCATCTTTTCTTGGACTTGCTTTAACCCCTTCAGCTCAAACTCACTGACCATCACTCACCCCTTCACTGACAGGCAGCGTCAAGTACTCCATGCCAGAATCGGGATCCGGCAAGACACCCTCAATGTTGTAAGCCTTACCCTTATGAACGACGCGCATCGTCGCATTAATGTTTTCACGGTATCGGATCGTGATCCGTGCAACCACCTTGGTGTGATTCACACCAGCCGCGATAAAGTCACGCGCGGATAACGCCACAACCTCCGCCCACGGCTTCGCAATTTCAACCCATTGCTCGGTGACCACATCACCAGTGACAGGGTCCCGTGTAGTTTGACGTTCCTGCAGGCTTACCTTGTGACGTAATTTCCCGGCTCTCATCGCGGTGACCCATCCATATATGTGCCTGGAACAACGTCATCAGCATCGTCGTCAGCCAGTGCTGCTATCAGGGCTTCCACGCTGTTCGT